GTGTTGGTGTAGCTGCTTCTATGGCTCCAGATGCTAAACGTTCTCAGCGTCGTCTAAAAACAGCCATCGCCCTTCACATTCCAAACCAGCTATCTATTCGCTATGGCGTTCAATGGTCTGAAGATGATACATCTATGTTAGCCATGGCAAATGCTGGTGGTACTGAAATTATGAAAGCTGTGACTAGCATGGGTAAGAATAGCGATGTGTCTGGTGTAGCTCAAGCAGTTATCACAAACATCGCATTATCTAAAGGTCCAAATGCTTCTGCAAACTCTGCTGCACTTGGGCTTGCGTCTAATCCTAAAAAAGAACAAGTGTTTAAAGGTGTTGACTTTAGAACATTCTCGTTCGAGTATCAATTCTTCCCTAGAAATTCTGATGAGGCTAAGAACGTGATGCGAATTATCCAAGAATTCAAGTATCATATGCATCCAGAATTCAAAGACGCTAACAACTTTGTTTACATCTATCCTTCTGAGTTTGATATCGTTTACTACGCCAATGGCAAAGAAAACAAGAACCTACATCGCCACACCTCTTGTGTATTGACTGAGGTTAATGTAAACTATACACCGAACGGATTGTTCACTACATTCTCCGATGGCCAGCCTACGCAAATTAACGTGACTCTAGCATTCCGTGAATTGGCTCTGTTGACAAAAGATAAAATTAAGGATGGTCTATAAAATGTACTTTAAAGATTTTCCAACTACGCTGTATGACTTTGACATCAACTCAAAAAAGTCTGAAGGAACTCAAGCAACTGCTATTGCAAACTTAACCGCAGGTGGTGTTGGTTCTGTGACAATCACCAATCCAGGTTCTGGATATACGTCAGCATCAGTAACATTTTCTGAACCTGAGAATGTCGGTGTAACTGCATCAGCTAAGGTTATTATTAGCAATGGTATTATCACTAACATCATTATGCTTTCTACTGGAACAGGTTATAACTTAACACCAAGTGTTGTTATCACACCACCTTATGGTATCATTAAGAAAGAAACAAAAGCCTTCTTAATGACTGACATCACTCGTAACATTCGTTTCCGTCGTGATATTTTATCTAACATTACAGTGTATGATGAGTATGATATTATTGACGGAGAGACTCCAGAAATTATCGCAGAGAAAGTTTACGGTAACGCACAGTATCACTGGATCGTTATGCTCACTAACGACATTTACGACTATACTTCAGATTTTCCACTAACGCTATTAGCATTTAATCAATATATGATTGATAAGTATGGAGATCAAGCAGATGAAGTTCATCACTACGAAGATGAACTGGGTTACACAGTTAACTCTGATGCTCCATCCGCCGTGTCTGTATCAAATAGACAGTATGAAGAAAAGATCAACGAATCTAAACGCCGTATCAAACTAATTTCTAAAGATTTGATATCAGTTGTGCTGAAGAACTTTAAAGATCAACTATAATGCAATCGTCAGAACAATCAGTTAGATTTGCAGGTGATGTAAATATCGCCAAGATTAAAATCGTAACTAGAAATGGTCTAGCGCAAGATATCACAGCGCAGGTCATCAACATTCAGATTTTTGAAGACTTGTTCTCCCCATTCATTACAGGGAGTCTAATCATTAAAGATTCTTTGGATTTGATTAACTTATTTCCATTCGCTGGAGAGGAAGAAGTTGAGATCGAAATCAATACACCTTCTCTTCAAACAGGTAATATCAAGGCTAAGTTCTACATTTACAAAATGACAGACAGAGAAATGCTTGGTGATAGAAGCATGGTATATCAGCTACACTTTATCTCTAATGAAGCTATCGTTGATTTAAATAAAAAGATTAGCAAAGTCTATGGTGATAAACCTGAGGTGATTGTTCAGAGTTTATTGGAAGATCAAGTGAATGGACTTCAAACTACAAAGAAATTTATATCAGAACCATCAGCTAAAATCGCTAAGTTTATCTCTAACTTTTGGTCACCAGTAGAAGCTATCAACTATGTAACTCAACTTGCTGAGAATAAATCAGGTTCTCCATCTTATGTGTTCTATGAGAATCGTGATGGATTCTACTTTACTAGTTTAGAGTCTTTGTATGAAGCTCAAGTTTATCAAGAGTTCACGATGGACAAGTACACTCGTGATGATAAAAAGAGTGGCGGTGACGGTAAGAATGTATCAGAAGATTATAAGCGTATTGGCTCAATTAGTATCCCAAAAGGTTTCGACTACATGGATAGAATTAGAACTGGATTCTTTTCCTCTAAGCTAATCTCATATGATCTAACTAAAAAATCTTATAATGTCAAAGGGTTCAATATGTTTGATGGGTTCTCTTCTGAGAAACATTTAAACAAATATAACGTGGCATCTGATAAGGCTATCTTCAGAACCAACTCTAAGTTGATCAACTATCCACGAATGAATTCAAACTTTAGTGGTTTTAATGATGCCACTAACTATAGAAATACTCAAAAGAGAATCTCTTTACTTGGTGCAGCTGAAGCAAACAAAATTCAAATTACTGTCCCTGGTCGTTGTGACTATACAGTTGGACAAAAAGTTAAGGTTACATTAAATAAGATGGAACCAATCTCTAAAGACGATACGGATGTAACAGATAAAATGTTTTCTGGCTACTACCTAATCGCCGCAGTAAACCACTATATCACTCGTGATATGCATGAATGTTCTATGGAACTAATTAAAGACTCATTAATGATGAGCGTTGACGGGAACAAATAATGTTTTATACAGGCGTAGTTGAAAATAGACAAGACCCATTACAACTCGGTCGATGCCAAGTTCGTATCGTAGGACTTCACACTCATGATAAAACTCAGTTACCTACTGAGCAACTGCCATGGTCTACACCAGTTCAACCAGTAACTTCTGCTGCGATGAATGGTATTGGTATGACTCCAATTGGTCCAGTTGAGGGTTCTACAGTTATCATCATGTTCGCAGATGGTGCACAGCAGCAACCTATTATGCTTGGTACTATTGGTGGTATTCCAACAGCACCAAAGTCTATTGAAGACGACGACAGCGCCACGCCATTCGATGAACAATCAAACTTAAAAGACATCGTACTGCGTACCATCGATGGTCCAGTCACAGGTAAGCAGTTAACCTTTATTGACAGAGAAACCAACCGATCTAATCTCACTAAGGGATTAACTGCCAACATGAAGGTTGTTGGTTTCGGGTTATCTGACAACTGTATTATTGTCACTATTGATAACGAAAAGCAAATTACGATTAGTGAACTTGTTACTGGTTATGGCGAGAACATTATCACGTTCAAACCTGCTGCCACTAACTTAGACGCTGTTAATACAAGTAAGCTGCAAGGTGTCTTGATGACGGCAACTGGTTTACCTGTGACTACAAACGATGGCACACCAGTTCGATCTGCTGAGTCACAACAAGGTGCTCCTGTTCAGACTGCCACGAATACTTCTATTCCAACCATCCCTCCACCAAAATCTACTTCGGATGCATCTAAGTCATCTGCTGGCATTAAAGCACTTATTGCAGCTTGCGATAAAGTTGGTCTGACAACCAAAGAACAAAAGTGCGCTCTTTTGGGTATTGCAGGCGGCGAGACTACTTGGATTCCTCAATTAGAATCATACAACTACTCTGCCTCTCGTATGAAGCAGATCTATTCATTCGCCACAGATGAGGATATTGCCAAATACTCTGATGCTTCTAAGAAAGGTATCACACGTGCAGAATTCTTTTCATGGGCATATGGTCCAACGAAACGTGGTAAAGGTTTCTTGGGTAATTTGACAGATGACGATGGTGGTAAGTATTTCGGTCGTGGTTTTATCCAATTAACTGGTAGAGCAAACTATGCACGTTATCAGAAACTTGCTAACGAAGCTGGTCTAAACATCGACATCGTAAACAATCCAGATTCTCTTGATACTGATATCAATGTATCTGCTATGGTAGCAGCTCTTTACATTAAAGATCGTGTAGCTAAAGGTGTGAAGCCTACTGAACATCCTGGGTTTTTCTTAGCTGCTAAGAAAGCAGTTGGCGTAAA